TTATTCGTAGTTGGGGCAAATGCTCTAGGAGTATTATATGCTCCGGCTCCAGCTGATGTAGATGATTCTTCTATATCGTCCGGGGGAGATTCAAATTTATATATATGTTCGGTGCCGTCTCGATCTGTTTTTGTTACTTCACCGTCTTTGTCGTGTAATGTATCCATTTCGTCTTTAGTAAATGTAATTATATGTTCATTTAACATAACTCCAGAATCTTTAACATTTGGGATTGAATCCCCATTATCGGAATCAATTAATTCAAAGCTGGTTTCTATTTGTTTTAAGAATGAATTCATTTATGTATCTCTCCTAATTCATCTATTAAATCCATATATCGCATTAATGATATTATATGGGATTCGTTTAATTTTTTCATTGTCTCTACATTACAAAGCATTTCAGATAATTTTTCAACTTTAATTTTAGTTACAGTATCTGTTATTGTTTTACCATGTGTCGATAATTGAGTTTTAATTTTTGGAATTATTGTCTGGACGTATTCACGTAATGATTCTGTATCATTAACGTTGGTAATATATTTATTTAACAATTGTTTTTGGGATTCAGATAATCCAGAATATCTATCGTTAAATTTATCAATCATTAATTTATATGTTAATAATCGAGTACTCTTTTCTTGTTTTGAAAACTCTTCTATTAACACATCTTTTGGTATCGATTGTTTTTTTGTAATCAATACATGATCTAATATTTCAGTTTTACATTCCATTAACCGTTTTGGATTATGTGAATCATTATACTCGAATAACATGTATATAGATGCTAAAGTCTTATAATTAGTAATATGAATTTTAGATATACGTTCAAATATAAATTTTTCTGATATTTCTTTAACTAAATTATATCGTTGACGTTTCAAAACACTTTGATTTAAATTAGAATATGACTCTCGTATAGTTCTAATATAATCTAAAGCTCGGGCCTCAGTTTTATGTTGTTCTTTTATTATTGAATTATAAAGGTGCAATTCCTTTGCCAATTCTGTATTCTTACCGAAATACTTTTTAATGATATCTATCGTTACCGTTTTGTTAGACGACATCGTTTCTGATGTTAATTTTCTAACAAGCATCTCGAATAAAATACCGGTATTTTTATATTTCGAATGTTTTAATTTTTTCATACTGGTGCCAGTAGTTTTATTTATTAATAAATATGGTACAACTTATAAAATATTGTTTTCATCTAACATAGTTCCCGAATCGGTATCTTTTGGTTCTGCGTTTAAGCTTTCTGAAATTATTTTTTTATTTTTTTTATCTGCAAAATGCTTTAAAATGTTTTGACTTTCCGATGTCATTGTCATTTGTCTTTTACGCGAGTCGGGTTGGAATGTGGTTTTTTGATTATCCAGATCAAAGGCCTGCTTCAATGTTTTTTGACCGGTAGGATCCCACCCAAATGCATTTGCATGTTGTCCATATTTTATTCCTTCCTTAGGCCTGCCGCCTGGATCTTTCTCTTCAACTTCATCGGAGCTCATATGCATTGATGCTAGGTCGTGGGGCGTACCATATGATGCTCCAGTTATGGTAGGATCGTTGCCCTCTTGTTCAATTTGATTTTGACGGAATCTTAATTTAAGATCTTCTATGACATTGGTTCTTTCTTGCAACCATTGTTCCTCGGACATGTTAAATATAAACTCATATATGTATTTATCTGATACTAATTTACTGTCTTTCATTGTGTTAGCAAGATTAATTTTTTCGTTCAATAATGCTACCTTTTGCTGATCATATATGATAGATGGTGATGTCAATGCTAGGTCAAATCCAACCAAATCTTCGCCCTCATACCCTTGCGATGCCAAGTGAATGATTGCAATTTTATACAATTCAGAAACCATAATTTTTTGGACTCGCTCTATGGTACGGGCAAATCGAATGTCCATTGATGCTAATGTAGTTTTACCCTCAACTCCTTCGGCATAACCTAAAAATGGTTTTGGTATTTTAAGAGCAGCCATCATTTTATTCTTTACATATTCAATATCATCTATACCTGTCCATGTCATGCCCGGTAGTGTATCTATCTCTGTAGATGATTGGCCTCCACGCACCGGTAAGAAGTAATCTTCGAGCATGTTATTAAGATTAAATTTCAAATTATAATTCCCGGTGTTCTGGTCAACGTGTGGAATTTTTTTCATCTTCACTATAATTTGCTCCATGAATGCGTCTACCTCATTCGGTGGTATGTTACCTATATCTATCTTGAATATTCGCTTCTCTGGTGCTCGCATTATCCGATGGATAAGCATTGCATCCTCCAGCATTGTTAATTTTTGAAATTCTTGTCTTGCTCCTTCGAGCATGGATCGACCATATGGTAAAAAGTTCGAATCGGATAACAACCTAAAGTGTGCAATTTCGAAAGTTTCATATGACTCTTCGAAGCTCGAGATGTGACGGAATTTGATGTCATACTCTCCGGTTGCCTCATCATACTCCTCATAGCGTTCAATTTCATAGCTCGAGAATGGTCTGGCATTAATGATTCCAATTTCGTCAGCAATGTCTAGTTTTAGGAAGAAATCTCCATACTTGGTCATGTTTCTAATCCATGCCCACATATTAAAATCAATATTTAAAATGTCATAAAATAAATTATAAAGTATTTTTTGAACTTTTGTATTATTAGTTTTAATTGTAAGTATATCACCGAATTGATCTGCTAATGTAGACTCATCTGAATATATATCTAATGCTGAATGAATGATTGGGTCTCGGTCCATCATTTCATAATCGGTATACAATTGCATACGATTTTGGTGCATATAATAGTTAGAGTCATAACCACCATTAATGCCACCAACCCGATGTTTATTCGACCCATGTAGTCGGGTATATCTGTCGGCTAATTTGGTTGCCGATAAATTCCCTGCGGACTGTAACCGATTTGAATCGACAATTTTTAATTTATCTTTGCCAATAACGCGTACAATCACGTTGGTGCTAAATAAATTTCGTAACCGTTTTCTTAAAGACGCCATATAGTATTTCTTTTATTATAAATATAACTTGTTAAAGAACCAAGCAAATTTTATACTAACCACGTTAATCCTTCTTCATCCTTGCCATTATTCCAATCCCACCCACTGTTTGCTGGTTTATTTTTGCCGGTATATATAACATTATCTGATTTTCGAAATTGTGATAGTGCTTGTTTATTTAAATCAATTCCTTGTTGTCTTAATTTTAAAGAGGTGTCTCGTAACCATAGGCCGATGCAGAAACTCATTACTAAGTCATCGTTATAGCCTTGCTGGGATTGTGCTTTACCATTTAACCAGATGAACACAAATAGCTCTTGTAAGAGCCGTTTACTGCGTATCACAGGCGTATTTTCACGCATATACATTTCCAATGCTGATATCATTAATGGTCTTGTTCTAGTAGTAGTCGACACACCAGGTACCATTTTTGTTTTATCTTTCATGTCGTACCCTTTCTGAAGTTGTACCTCAGTATCGACATATCCATCGTCTTTGTATGTATAAAATAAATTTTCGTAACTTCTATCTAATGCGGGTTGAATTGCTGCCCATCCTATATTTGCATTTTCAATTGCTAATAATGCATTGTTCCATTCAGTTGCAACCGTTACTAACATGTTACCAAAATCCTTCGGTGGTATCTTGCCTTTGTACTCGGCAACCTGGGTAACTGTTTCTACGTCTATAACATGGAATGCAGACCAGTCAGCACTATCTCCACGTGCAACATCAGCTACTACGATATAATTTTTTGAATAGTCGGGATATTCCCAAACCCAATAACCATTGTCAAACCCACGCATTTCAATTGGGTCTATACATTTATCTTGATAGTCAATAAGTATTTTACCATCTATAACAGTATGTCCAGAACTTATAAAATCACAATCGCATTCTTGAGCTGCACCTCGTTCTCCTAATAATTGAGTTTGTTCATCACGCCATTCAATATCGCGATCTGGATGAACTGTCCAATGTAATTTTAAAGGCTTCCATTGTGTTTTTGGATTCGTTTCTGAATCTACCCACGTTTTATGAAACCAATTACCTATACCATTAGGTGTAGATAATACTATCGCTCCACCACCAGTTGATAGGGTTGCTTGTGATGCTATCCATATTTCTTCAATATTTCGGATAAATGCTGCTTCATCTATTATTAATAATGATAGTGCTTCTGACCGTGCTCCTGTAGTTGCAGATGAAACGGCTTTGATTTGTGAACCATTCTTAAATTTTAAAGATAATTTATTATCAGCTTCAATTGTTCCTTTTAACCAACTAGGAAGATTGTCATGCATTATCCGAACTTTAGTAACAAGATTTTTTGCTACTTCTTGTGTCGTGGCAATAACCAATACGTTAAAGTCTTCTTTGAACAACATATTCCATAATGCAACTCCGGCCGTTAATGTTGATATACCTAATTGCCTAGACTTTAATATAACACTATATCTGTTAGTTTCAAGCATTTTTAATGATTCTTCTTGAAAATCATATAAGTTAAATTTAATCTTACCGCGCTTTGGATGTTGTATATAACAATATTGTCGCATAAAGAACGTTGGATCTGCGGCACACATTTGGTATTGCTGATGTATTATTTCTTTTATACTTGGATTCGCCATTATTGAACTACCTCTATAATTAACTTAGCAGTTAGTATCGATGTTAATATCCCAGCGCTAAACCAAACCATTTTATGGTTAAACCATTTTGGCTGAAGTTGTTTTTGTTGTTTAACATATAAATTTATATTAGATTCTAATAAGTCAATTTGTTGTTGTTTATATACTAGTTGTACTGAATCTAAACGTATTAATTGATCTTGTTTTATAATAACTGATTCTTGTTGTGTTATTAAAGTGTTATTAATAGAGTCAGTATAATACAGGTTATCCAATGTTTCAGATATATCATGTATTTGTTGTGTAGTAAAACATGTATCAGTTACTGTTTGTCCGAAGCCAAGTATTGGAAAACATAATATGAAAATTAACGTTTTCATTTTGTTCTTTTCGTTTTGGAAACAATATTTTTCTTTGCAGAGTTTGTTGTTCCTGATTTTGCTGGTGCTTTCTTTGCTGGTGGCTTACGTTTAGTAGTTTTTGTTTTTGCTACTATTTTTTTAAGATCATCTAATTCTGCCTTAACTCGTAGTTTTTCGGTTTTAACGTGATCTTCTTTTCCTTTGACTCGATCGATCTTTTTCTCGTTGTCGTCAATTTTTTCTTGTGTCTTACGTATACTTCGGTTTGTGAATATATTTCCAAATGTAGATATAATTGCAATTAATGCAACTACTCCACCTATGATCCATAACCAATACAATTTAATCTTCTTCCAAATGCTCATTATTTTCTCCTGTAACTTGTTTATTTAATTGTTTTAAAAAATCTTCTTTATATATTTTAAATCCGTTAATAATTTTTTCTTCGAATTCTTCGGGACTCATTTTTGCTGCCCACGATTCAGTTTCACCATCACCGTTGATAACTAATTTTGAAGCGGTTGTATATGCATCTCGTAACATTTCAACGTCCTGTTCTGCTTTTTTTAACCAAGCCATTGCATTGGCGTTAACTTTTTCTCGAGCATAATCTTCAAATTTACCTTGTTTTTTTAATTCATGTTCCATATCAATAACACAATTAAAGCACATACCATGTATTGCTCGCATTTTCTTATTTAAATAATAATCTGGATCTACTCCTTTACATGTGTCTAAACAATTTGGAAATGATTTTAATTCTTTTCGAATTTCACTAAATACTTCTGAATTTTTTGGTTTTCTAGTTCGGAAGCCGTCGAATTGCTCTACAATATATATGTCACCATTACCATTTACGTCTTCCCACGTATCACCAATTTCATGATGTTCATTGCGTTTTTTTGTTGCTTCCGCATCTGAAAATCCTATAGTTTTTTTTGTTTGGAACTTGTGTTTGCCGTCAATCATTTGTTGAACAGCTTTAATGTTTTGTAACTTGTTTGTTTTTCCCATATGTTATTTTGTTGCTTTGGTTGGCGTAATTTGTCTTAAAGCTTTTAATGCTGAGTGTTTTACGTCTCGAAACTTCTTGCCTTCCATTTGGTTCATAGATCCAACTAATGGTCCTAGTGCGGTTTCTACATATTGAATTATAGTATCTTCGGAATTTTCGGTTGCTAGGACTGCGGTAAAGTCTTTTATAGCTTGTGTTTTCTTCTGTGCTGCAGCGGCAACTGGATCTACAGGTGTTTCTGGAGTTTCTGGTACTACTGGAGTCTCAGGCGTTTCTGCTGGTGGTGTTTCTACTGGAGTCTCGGGCGTTTCTGCTGGTGGTGTTTCTGCTGGTGGTGTTTCTACTGGTGGTGTTGGATCGCCTTGGTTTTGTTCTACTAAAACTTTTGTGATTTTTTTTCTAATATATTTTCGTACCAATTGTTCTTTTTGTGCTTCCGATAATTTAGAAATACTCTCTTTAATTGATTCTTCATTTTCTGGTTTAACTAATGAATTAGTAATGGCACCATGATCAATACGTTCTAATTTTTTTAAGAACCCATCGGTATCGGCCGTCTGTAGTTTTATAAATACTTTAGCGGCTTGTTCTGCAGAATATTCACCTTCTTCAACTTTTTTATATAATCGGTCTTTAATTTCGGGAACCATATTTTCTATGTTATCAATTACCTCAGTAGCATATTTTCTTGCTACCAATGGTTGTACTCCCGATACTAAATTAGGAACCATACCGTGAGCGTCAGGTGCGGTATAATCTTTAAGATCTTTTCTTGCTTCTGGTTTTTGAGACTTAGCTTCGTCTTTAGGTGCTTTCCATTTACTCTTATGTTTTTCTGCCATGTTCTTTCCGTTTATTTAATATAAATATTACCTTGCGTATTTTAACACTCCTAGTATCTGATTTACTGGTGCAAATGACCCAGTTAACTTATAAGTATTGCCTCCATATGTGAATACAATACCTTCTGTGGGTACAATTGAATCAAATCCACCGATGCGTTGTATTTTTTTAAGTTCGGTTTCTAATTTTTTAAGTGTGTTTGGATCATCTGATGTTTGTAATTCTTTTATTAATTCTAATAAATCGCGTTTAATTTGTTGAACTACTTTTTTAGGATTAGCTGCTAAATAGTTTTTAATGTTTTTTAGAACTACTACTCCAAGTCGTAAAAATATGGATTCGAATGGTTCTATATTTTGTTTTTGATATGCTTTAAAGTCTTTCTTATCAAATAATATTACCCATTCTAAAAATTCTGGATTATCTATTAGTTTTTTAATTTTAGTAATATTAGTAGATTTATCATTTAATGCCCATCGGTATGTTAATAATTCTAATATATCTTCGGGAATTTCATAATCCATTTGATACGCTTTTTCACGTATTACATCTTTCCACCATGCTTTATGATATTCAGAAACCACATCAGTTTCTTTTAATCCGAATTGATTTTTTAAACTATCTATTTCAGCAAAGAATGCATCTTGCTTATCTTCGAAATCTTCTATTTGTCCCAATTGTATTTTATTTGGAGGTATAAAAGAAAATGTTTTTTGTAGGTGAGCATTGGCATCTTGTATTATTTTTTGTAATACTCCACCGCCGGATAAGTCAGTTTCTATGACTTGGCCTTTGTCTTCGATATCATATTCTACCAAGTTATGAAATTGAAGAACTGCTGTTTCATATGCGATAACATTTTGTGTTGCTGGATATATAATTTCCATATTTGCAAATACTCTACCGTTTTTGAATATTCCGTTAAGTGTGTCTGCAGGTATTTGTTTAAAAGCTGCTGATAAATCATCTGCGGTATTTCCAAATGCATCTGATACTGGGCCTCTTCCTTCAAATTTATCTTGGATGTCTGTAACACTTAATGGATTGATTCTAGTTTTAATTCCCCTAGAAAATCCAATTTGTCCATCTTTCCAAGTTACTTGTATATTTTGACCATCCGTCTTTTCAGTTACGGCTTCCTCTATATCTAATCGTCCCTGGAGTGCTCGGGCCACTATTTCTTTCATGTCATTGAATGTTAAACCATTAGAATCAAATGGGTGGTTCATATGTCCAGCTGCACCGCCTTCTGTTAACATTCCTTCTGCATATAATTTATAATGTATATCATTGGGATTATTTACTCGCCAATCTCTGCGTTGTTTTTTTATTGTTCTAGGAATTAAATCTATAGTTTTATTTTTAACGTCCCATTTTAACATAAATGGCATATGTATATCAGATTCCAAATCAGATGCTACTGCTGATGGTCTTTCTAATTCAATTTGTCTTTGTATTCTAGATCCATGTTCTTGAGCTAATTTTCTAAACATATCTTCCAACTCATCCATATTAATAGGTGAGTCATTTCTAGGGTCATTTAATCGGTCAAAGAAATGTGTAAATTGACCTTGCATATTTATATCGATACCATATTGTGAAAAGAATGAATCTGCTGCTGCTTCAATTTGTGATAATTCAGATCTGGTAATATAATTTTCTTGTAATACTGATTCAGTTAATTTAACGCCAAACACAGTTTTTTTAAATTTCTTAAAATCATATGTAAATTCTTTACCTTGAGATGCATCTAGATATTTTCTTAATTTTTTCATTTTAGCAGTATGTGCATTTGCTAAGTCTGGAGTTTGATATCCCTCAACTACTTCTTCTATATCTTCTGCTAATTCATTGCTCCACCAGTCTTTACTAAAAGTTGCTTCTTGCAATCCATTTAACATTTGCCATATATTTTTAATTACTGGTTCTCTAACTCCAGGATATGAAGTAGCAAACGTTTCGTAATCATCGGTGGCTAATGCTTGCCGTACTGAGCTGGCGGAAATAGGTTCTCCGGAATCATATGATATTGGGTCAGCATCTATTTCAGATGGATTGATATCTATCGCAGGTGCTATTTTACGTCCTTTCTTGTCTCCAACTGTTTTGTATTTTTCTACATTACCGGGAAAGCTCAATGTTCGGACATAATCATCTCCTTTACGAGATGCTGCCATTGCGTATGATCCTTGATCATCTTGCGGTAATGCAAACAAGAATTCATATGCGGCCGTTATTGGACTATTAAAATCTGTTGGACGAAGTTCGATTTTAGGAATAGTATTAATTAATCGGAATATCTCCATACTATCTTCACGACTTACGCCATCTCGTTCTTTTGGACCGATGAGCATAATTACTCGTTCTACATTGGGTGATTCTGCATAGCGTTGAGCTAATGCTAAATGGGCTCCGGTTAATGGTTTAAAGCCTCCTGGAAATAGTACTGTAGTGTCTTTCATTTTATATAAATATTACCTTATTATTTTTGATGGTTGAGTTATTGCAGATCCAACGGATCTACTCGTTCTGAAAACTTGTCCTTTGAGTTTAAAAACAGATGAGCCATTACCGCCGGAAGACATAAAAGCTATAAAATATACTCTAACATATCGTCCTTGATAGTCCCCCATAGTATCAGTCCCGGTAATATCGATAGTTTGACTTGTTCCTTCTGTAGAAGTACCAGCTACACTTGTTATTATTGCTTTAATTCCAGCATGTAATTTTTGTGGCGTGTTCCATGTATCATAATAATTATTACTATTTGGATTTGACGCGCTAGAAAATGCAGACTGAATATAAAATTCTCCACTCACATTGCGTGGACTGGAGTCGGCATTATTATATTCTGTTGTAAATGAATATTGCATATTTGTTTCGCCGGGTAATATAAATGTTTCAAATATTGAAGCAGTTTGAGGAGAAGTTTGTAAATTTCCAGTAAATGAATATTCATTTCTATCAAAATAAACTATCCGGCCTATGTTTTGTCCATCGACAAATTCATTGTTAGTATCAAATAAAGTATTACCGCCTTGAACTGCAATAAAGCTAGATGCTGTAATATCTCCTTCAGCAGTTAATATAAAATTACTAGATGATATTTCTATTAATCCATTACTACCACTTATATAAGACGAGCTAGGATTACCAAAAAAGAATTTATCGGTTCGAATATCTATTTCTGATGGATTGGTTGCATATCTAAAATAACTTGCAGTATTGGCATACATTTCTAATCCTACGCCACTATATGCAACTCCACCTTTAGTATTTTGTCCTGCTAATGCAGATCCGCTCCATAAAAGAAATCCTGGGTATCCAGATTCAAATCCTTGATATCCTAATGATCTTACAAATCCAGTACTGGCATTACCTGTTAAAGCTATACCGCTATTCAAAGAGTCAGCGATGTACAAAGATCCGGTAAGCATGGAAAAATCACCATCTACGTAACGGTTACCACCTAGCCAATCTTTGTCATATACATATGTTATTTGTTTGCTAGCAACACCATCGACATTATAATATTCTACTTTGAATGATATCTGATTGTCTATTTTATGTGTTGTTTCTATAAATGTTTTTATTCTGGTATAATTAGGAGTATATCCGACATCATTATCTGTTGTTACGTGTATGTCTGCTAATTGCCATTGTCCCGATTCTATTACAAATATTAGGCTACCATGTCCGGTTGCGTCTGTATCAAAACTAAATGTTTGATTGTCAAATATTTGTGATTCGCCAGATATCCGAAGTTCACCAACACGTTTTCCTAACTGTTTTGGTAGGTCTTGATTGAACAAATCAGTCGTATTATAATCAAAAGCACTACCTGACATATATACAGCAATAACTGGGTCTGCAAAATTGTCGGGTGATTGTTTTATTCCATATGCATCGAATGTAACTTTATATGCTGAGTCTTTTATAAACACTCCATTGTATGCATCTTTGTTTTGAAATGTTACAACATAATTATTAGGACTAATATCTATACTACTTTGTATTTTTACAGCTGCGTCTAATTCAATTACGCGCGATGCAGTTAATGGAGCAATTGCTTCAGTACCACCGGTATAGGCATGACCTTCCCAATATGTGTCAATTGTAGTTTGTGATTTTAATTCTCCTATGCTAACATCAGGCCGCAATGAAGATGTGCTTGGAACTAATATTTCTGTTTCTTCTAATTCTACATCGTTAACTAATTCCCAAGTACCGACAGTTCCTTTATTATTAGTATAAACTTTTGTTCGACTAACATCGCCAGTTGCTGGTTCTAATCCTTCGATTTGTATATATGCAAATGATTGTGAATTTTCTGTTTCAACATATGTTGGTGTTGCTTCATATGTTAATGAATATGAACTATTGTCAAATGCATTAAATGTGTGTGGAAATATACTTTCGCTACTATACACCGTATACTCTTTATCTAATAAAGCCGTAGTTGGAGTTAATATCTTGCTTACCGTAGACACGTAAGGCGTTGTAACAACCGGGTAAGCCGGCATAGGCGAAGGATTTACGGGGGACGCTACTGTTACAGTCCCAGTTTTCATATCAGTAATAAATGTGCCGCCTGTTAATTCAATTGCTGGTTGCCCATTCAATGAAAAGAATCTTATGGTACCGGTATTATATGTAGGAAATTGTGTAGTTGCATACTGCCGATCCAATTGAACACCAATTTGTTCTTTTACGGTAACCGTTGGTAATTTCTCAAATATTATTTCTGAAACATTTGCTACCATTGGGTTTACAGGTACAGTTCGTGTCCAACGTATATTTGCTTTGCCTTGCCAATTTAATGGAACTGGTGCACCTTGTATTTGAGATGCTTCGGCAATCAATGTTATAGTACAATCCCCAGGCGACGTATCATCATAGATATATATTGCAATTACACGACTTTTATCTTCATCTATAAAATCTATTACTTCTGTATAAATTGGGTCGCCGTTGTAATCCAATACTTCTATATTTAATATACCGCCAACTGTTAAATTAGTTGGATGACCTCGAAGTTTAAATAAATTTTTTCCTGCGGTAAGTCGTACAGGAAATTCTGATATTTGAAAATAGTCCGGTGATGTTAAAGAATTATCTTCATAAAAAACTGGAATAAATTCTAAACCTTTATAAACTACATCTTTGCGTTCCATTGACAAGTATACTTTTTATATAAATATCAAACATGGGAAATCTGGCTAAATCCGTTTATTTTATTTACTTCGATTAAATTGTCTACCATATCACGCATTGTATCTACGTGTGATATAATAATTGAAAAATCAAATTTGGTTCGGAAATAATCAAATAAATTTGCGACTGATGATATGTGTTCGGCATCTAAACTACCCCATCCCTCATCTATTGCTATGAAATTAGGACGTGGCAATGCTGACACATTGATAAGTGCTATACGAATTGCTAGACTAGATATAAATCGTTCCATACCACTTGTTAATTCTAACGGCCAATAATTGTCTTGATCATATATAATATATCCATTGATATTTTTACCATCTGTATTTATAACCATATTAAAATCTACTACTTGATTTAAAACATTGTTTATTTCAGATTCAATTTTAGGAATTGCCTTGGATATTAATTCATATGGAATACCATCCCGTTTGACTGATTTTAAATAATATTCATATGCTTTATATTCTATTTCTAATTGCTGATATGTTTCTAATTGTTCTAATGCAGTTTTACGTTTAGTTTTTGCAACTTGTATTTCTCCATGATTAGTTTTTATTTGATCTTGCAGTGTTTTGATTTGGCCGGTGAGTGTATCGATTTTACTTTTACATTGAGTAATAGACGTATCAACCTCTACATTCCATACTATTGCAGATTCATTTCTTTTAAATAATTCTTGCCGTTCTACATTATTTTCTAGTTCAGATTCCTTTGTTTGGAGATCGTTCTCGTGAATTTGAAGTTGTAACTCAGCAATTTCTATTTTATTATTATATGTGTCAATATTACTATTTGCGTCATTATATTCAGTAAGGTGTGTACGATATACAGTTAGTGCGTTTATTGCAATATTTTGTAATTCAATATCATTTTCAATAGTTTCTAATATTTTTCTATCTTGGTCAATCTCGTTCTTGGCTTGTATTGCGTCTTGCACGAAAACGTTAGACACACAGTATTCACATTCTGAATCATATTTGTGTGTTTCAAGATGTTCAATTTTCGTTTGCTTATCATCTACTATCCTTTTTTGTTTTTTACGTTCTTCACGCAAATCAGTTATTTCAAATTCTGCGTCTGTTAATTGTTTATCTTTGTCTTTTAGGTCAGTAACGTTATAATTTTGTATTGCGATTGTCTCTTCTATACTATCAATTTTATCTTGATATTGTGAAATTGTTTGTTCAGTTTTTTCAATTATTGTTTGTAATGTTTCTATTTTTTCGGTTAGATCAGTTTCATTGTCCTGCAATGTTTTAATATCTTCACCGTCATAACTTGTAGGTTTCTTTGTTTCAATTAATTCTATTATAGAATCTTGTAATTGATTTCTTTCAGTTTGTTTATCTGATTCGGTTTTATTTGTATTGCCAATTAATTTTTCATTGTTTTGTATAATTGCATCCGCACTCGTTATAGTTTCTGCAAAATCAGTTTTCTTAAATGCTTTTAAACGTCCTGCAGTTTCTTTTATTTCGTCAGTTGCTAAATGATATAGTTGTTCAAATACAGTTATATCTAAAAATTGTGATAATAAATCTTTTCGTTCACGTTGTGACTTTTCTATAAAATTATTATTATCTGCTTGAAGTGAAAATGCAGTTAATATAAAGTCATTGTATGTTCCTAAATAACGACGTATACTATTGTTTGTGTCACTACGTTCATCGCCATTTAAGTTTTCAGTTTCAGTATAAAAATTAACATCAACCTTTACGTGAT